ATCGCATTACTTCTGGCGTTAAAGTTTCCAAAACCTCGAAGATTGGCGAGTTCTCTTACGGATTCGCGAGTCAGCGTTTCTCTGGTGGAGGATCAACTAAAGACCTCTGGGCAGGTTACGAATTCGGATCTAATCGTTATCGTCAGTTCCCACGACGCACCCCACGCAAAGGCAGAGGAAATTCTGGCTATTTCATCTATCCGGCACTTCGCAAAATTCAGCCTCAATTGATTGCTAAATGGGAAGATGCGTTTTCTAAGATTCTCGGAAAGTGGGACGACTAATGGCTGGAAGTAGAACTCTCAAGTTATCAATCCTCGCTGACGTTGATGATTTAAAAAAGAAGCTGGATATTGGCTCCAAAGAGGTCGAAGGCTTTGGCGGTAAGTTAGAAAAGTTTGGCAAGATTGCCGCTGCGGCTTTTGCCGCTGCCGCTGCTGCGGCTGCCGCTTATGCTGGCAAATTAGCCATTGAAGGGGTCAAAGCGGCGATAGAAGATGAAGCTGCTCAGAAGCGCCTAGCCCTTGCCTTACAAAACGTCACAGGAGCCACAGAAGCCCAAATTGCGGCAGTTGAGGAACAGATAAGCAAGACGGCTCTGGCTACTGGCGTAGCAGATGATAAGTTGCGTCCAGCGCTTCAAAGACTCGCAACAGCCACAGGATCAGTCTCCGAATCTCAAAAACTATTAACTCTTGCCCTTGATATTTCAGCCGCCACCGGCAAAGACGTTGAAACAGTTTCCAACGCATTAGGTAAAGCCTACGAAGGCAACACCGCTTCTCTGGCTCGTTTGGGTATCGGTTTATCAGCTGCCGAAATCAAAACAATGGGATTGCAAGGCGCAGTAACGCAATTAGGTGAAACCTTTGGCGGTGCAGCTGCTACTCAAGCTCAAACTTTTGAAGGTCAGATTGCTAGGTTAAAAGTCGGCTTTGATGAAGCCAAAGAAGCAATTGGCGCTCAACTATTGCCAGTCATTCAGAGACTTCTTGATTACGTTGTGAATGTTCTCATTCCTAAGTTCCAAGAGGCTAAGCGAGCAGCAATTGATCCAATCGTTCAGGCATTTAAGAATAACGAAGCAGCTCTGCGCGACTTATGGTCTTTCATTAAAACGTATCTCGTTCCCATTTTTGAAACGGCTTTAGTGGGCGCGATTAAATCAGTCGGAGCCACAATTGCTGGAATCATCAACATCATTGGCACAGTCACCAGCAAAGTTAAAGAATTGGCTAATGACGTTATTGACGCAGTTAATAAAATTATCCGCGCTTACAACTCAATTCCCATTCTGCCTAACGTCTCAACCATTCCCAATATCTCCACAACAACTACTTCTAGGACTGGAAGCGTTCCAACGGCAAGCCTCCCATTTGGCGGCGCTTCAATCATTCCACCATCGAGCGGTTCGGCTAACGTAACACCTTCAACGCCTACAACAAGAGTTACAACGCCAACAACATCAGCGCCGAAAGTCACAACAACCCCAAGCGTCCCAGTTGGATCATCTAGCGCCATTACAGTTCCGATATCCTTCGGCGGATTCTCAAGATTGGCAGATGCTCAAGGAATCGCCCCTGTAACCATTAACGTCAATGCCCCGAGTGCAATTGATGAAGAAGGCTTCACTCGAGCAGTTGTCTCAGCTCTCAACAATTCAAACTCTCGCGGAACTGGTGGCGGAAGCCAGTTGTTTGGAATTAGACAAGAGTTATGACAGCTTGGACACCAGAGTATCGCGTTTTAATTAACGGCACAGATGCCACAGATTTAACCCTTGTCGGCTTCACGGCTACTTCTGGACGCACCGACGTTAATACCCAAGCCCAAGCTGGTTATTGCAATTTGCAGCTCATCAATGCGACCAACGCGTTTTATGATTGGAGCGTTAATACTGGCGTAACCCTCGAAGTCAAAGATACGAGCGGCAACTGGGTTAGCCTATTCGGTGGACGAATCAGCGACGTTTCAACAAGCGTCAGAACTGCTGGCGAAGTCGCTTATGTGACTCAAATTCAAATCTTTGCTTTAGGCGCATTATCCAAACTTTCAAAAGCCATCTGGATTGACTCGCTAGCCCAAGATGATGATGGCGACCAAATTTACACAATTCTTAGTTCCTTGCTGCTTGCCTCTTGGAATGAAGTGAGCCCAGCGCAACAATGGAGCAGTTATGATCCGACAACGACGTGGGCCAATGCTGGCGACGTAGGGCTTGGCGACATTGATAGACCCGGACAGTATGAAATGGTTCAGCGTTCAGCCAGCCCAATTGATTACTACTCAATTGTTACTCAAATCGCCAATTCGGCTCTTGGCTATGTCTACGAAAACGCCAATGGAGAAATTGGTTACGCAGACGCAGCTCATCGGCAGACATACCTACTCGCTAACGGATATACAGAATTAAACGCTCGCGAGGCTTTCGCCGCTGGCATTAAGCAATCTATCCGCTCGGGCAAGATTATTAACGATTATCAAATCAACTATGGCAATAACTTTAACAGCTCCAAAACGGCTTTAGACCAAGATTCAATAGACCTTTATGGCCTTTACTCAGTCCAAGAGAATTCGCTCGTTCACGATGCCACAGACGCTCAAACAATCGTAGATCGCCAAATTGCCCTTCGCGCCTATCCTCGCCCATTATTCGATTCAATAACCTTTCCGCTTCAAAATCCCGAAATGACTGACGCCGACCGAGATGCTCTGATAAATGTATTTATGGGCCAGCCGGTCAAAATAACCAATCTGCCCATCAATATCTACGGCGGCGAGTTCACCGGCTATATCGAGGGCTGGACTTGGACTAGCACCCTCAACGGGCTTTCATTGACTTTCACCGCATCACCGACCGAATTCAGCGCAGCAGCTCAGACTTGGGATCAAGTGAACGCGGCAGAAACGTGGAACAGCATACTTAATACGCTAGAATGGCAAGACGCGATAGGAGTAATCAGCTAATGGCAACAACAACAAACTTCGGGTGGGAAACCCCTGACGATACAGATCTTGTCAAAGATGGCGCTCTGGCGATGCGCACTTTGGGCAACTCGATAGATACTTCTTTCGTTGATCTCAAAGGCGGCACAACCGGACAGGTATTAGCCAAAGCCTCGAACACAGATTTAGATTTCACTTGGACTGAACAAGATGACACAACTTTAAGTTTCAACGCCCAGACCGGAACTACTTATACTTTTGTGGCAGCCGATTTAGGTAAATGGGTCACTGCCTCCAATGGTTCTGCAATTACAGTAACTGTTCCGCCATCGGTTTTCGCAGCCGGAAACGTCATTCATTTGCAGCAAATTGGAGTCGGTCAAGTTACTTTTTCGCAAGGCTCTGGGGTGACTATTACCTCAACAGGTGCAACATCTTCGGCTCCAAAACTCCGCGCTCAATATTCAGCTTGCACAATTCTTTGCACCGCTTCAAATACTTTTACAATTGTTGGTGATCTTGCATAATGCAGGTAATTCCGGGAATTATTGCATCAGCTAATTATCCTCGCACCATAAACATTGATTATTTAATTGTTGGTGGTGGTGGAGGTGGTGGACACGCTGCCGGCGGCGGCGGTGGCGCTGGTCGCGTATTAGATGGTTCAACTGTTGTTAATAAAGCAACAAATTATTCTCTGACAATTGGCGCTGGTGGCGCTTGGGTTAATTCGAGTCCGGGAACGGCTGGTACATCATCAACAGGATTTACACAAACTGCAATCGGTGGCGGCGGCGGAGCAACTGCTTTCGAAGTTGCACCTGCTGGAACTTTTGCCTCTGGTGGCGGAACTGGTGTTGATAATAATAACAATGGCGCAACCGGAACAATAAGTAATGGCGAACGCGGTTATGATGATTCGCCGAGAGCTGGTGGTGGCGGTGGTGGTGCCGGTGAAAATGGCGGAACTGATGGCCGTTCTTATGGTGGTGATGGTGTTCAAAAATCCATAACTGGAACAAATATTTATTATGGCGGCGGCGGAAACGGTTCAAAGAATGAATCTGGCTGGAACGCCGTTGATGGTGGTTTAGGTGGTGGCGGTCGAGGAACTGAATCCGGCGGTGGTAATGCCACATCTGGTGAAGCCAATAAAGGCGCTGGCGGTGGATCTTGTTGGAATGGCGCTAATAATTCTGGTAATGGCGGTTCTGGCGTAATCATTATAAAATTCCCAACCAGTGCCGGAACTATCACAATTGGAGCTGGATTAACGGGTTCAACAACAACAAGTGGTTCAAATACCATAGCGACGATTACTGCTGGCACTGGAAATGTGAGTTGGTCCTAATGGCACACTACGCTTTTTTAAATGAAGATAACATCGTTGTTGAAGTGATAGTAGGCATTGATGAAAATGAATTAATTGAAGGTATCAACCCTGAAACTTGGTATTCTAATTTTAGAAATCAAAAATGTGTTAGAACCTCATACAATGGCAAAATTCGTAAAAATTATGCTGGAATTGGTTTTACTTACGACCAAAATAGAGATGCTTTTATTGCGCCAAAACCAGATAATGCGATTGGATTTGATGAAGAATCTTGTAAATGGATTGTTCCTCAAAAGGATTTATTAGATGCCTAAATTATGCAAAGCCGGTCAGCAATTAAGGGAGCAGATAGATGACCTTTATATGGAAAGATCGCGCAAGAGCGACGGGTGGATTGGAGACACCAGACATTCGGCTCGTAAGTCGGATCACAACCCTGATGAAAACGGAATCGTTCGCGCGCTCGATATTACAAGCGACTTGGGAACTCATCCGGAAGAAGCTCACGCGCTAGTTGAGAAGATTCGCAAATGCGCCAAGCGAGGCGACAAGCGGATAAAATATATTATTTATGATGGCAAAATTATGAGTCCGATTCTCGGATGGAAGCGCCGCAAATACACCGGCCCAAATCCGCACCGGCATCATTTCCACGTCAGCTTTACAACTTTGGGAGACAAAGACGGCAGCTGGTTTGACCTTGAAGGAGATAAACAAAATGGCAGAATTGAAACTGATGGCGGGAAGCTGGGCGAAAACATTCCTCGCGACGGCTCTTTCGACATACCTCTCAGTCGGACTTCAACCCGATTACATTCTCAATGCAGCACTTGTGAGTGTGTTGCCTTCCGTGATTAACTGGCTCAACCCCAATTACGAGCGCTACGGCAAAATCAAGTAATGGCAGCCTCCGACCTCGCCGCGACTATCGCCAGCGTTCTCGGATCAATCGGCTTACTAATTGCCGGACTGAGATACATAATAAAACTTGAGAATCTACCCATTGTGTCGCGCCTCGACAAGATGGAGTCTCAGTTAGAATTAGCCCTCTCAGCAAAGGTGGCTAGAAGTGGCAACAAGAAAACGCGCTAAGAAACCAGCGAAGAAGGTGGCAAAACGTCGCAAAACGACGAAGGAGCCAATCCTTACTAAGCTGGATTTCTGGGCTATTGCTGCCAAAGAAGTTTATGACGCTTGCCGTAAAGCCGGAATGGACGAAGGTACAGCTCTGGCCTTTGCGATGGATAGAAGCTCTTATCCTGATTGGATTGTTGATCCGAGCGACCCCATAAAGAATCCGCTCGATGATTGGGAAGAGGACGACTAATTTACCTTCGCGAGGTGGAACTCTTTGAGGCGCTAAAGTCGGTTTATCCAGACTTAACGCCAGTCTCACCGACCGACCGGCACGACGGCATTACCAACGATGCTTATATCGAGATGAAGTGCCGCCGCACCCATTACCCCACCCTCTTGATTGAAAAGAAGAAGTGGGAATATCTAGCCGAAATAAGGGCTAGGACGGGCGCTAGGACGCTTTATATCAACTCCACCCCACAAGGGGTCTATCAGTTCGATTTAGGGGCTATAAACGAGCCTGAGTGGCAATTAAAGGCCCTTCCAGCCAAGACTGATTACCCCAATGGCGAGAAGGTTCAGAAACTCTGTGCATTCTTGGACTTGCGACACTCCGAACTCTTACTTGTATAAATCCATTTAATTAAATACATTTATCCCGTAAATCCATTTAAGGATTACAGAACGGGAGAGTAAGTGATAAATAATCCAGCAGTAATTCGATTTGATTCTACTTCTGGCGCTTGGTCTGATGGTAAGAATTACGTAAAGGGCCAAATAATCAGACGCTACGCAATCGAATCGCTAGGTAGAAAATCAGTAAGAGGGCGACTGAGCAGAGAAGAAATCTCAGCTTATTGGCTTGATCGTTATGGGGTGAACGCCGATGTTCAATGAAGGCGTTTTCTTTGCAATCTATTGCTCAACATTATGGCTTGGTTATCGAGTTTATGTAAGCATTAAAGCCAAAGCTTTTAATGATGGATACAAGAGAGGTCGGGCGAGTATAAATGTCAGAGAGATCGTTAAGTGACTGGCTCTCGGACGCTGGTAACACCCTCGATGACAGGGGGCTTGAATATGGCGACCCGAGGCACAATCTTTTACGCATTTACAAAATCGCGAGACAACTCGGTGTTCAGCTCAGAGACCCATCTGACGTGGCGCTTGTCTTTATCGCAACAAAATTATCAAGAATGGTGGAAAGTCCAGAGCGCGAAGATTCGTATCTCGATCTCATTGGATACGCCACTATCTTATCTTTTTGCCGATTCAGTTCACCAGAAGATTGGGACGACATTGAGCTTGACTCGCAATCATAATCAGCATCAATGGTGCGACTATTGCAAGATGCGCTGGGGACAAATGAAAGATGGGACTTGGCATCACAAAGCCCAAGTGCCAGCGATATGGAAGGTGCAATCTGAAACGCCAACGAGGCGGATGCAGGTGCGCTTTTACTGCCAACCTTGTGCCAATGAGGCACAGAACTGGCCAGACGGAACGTTTTGGTCATTAAAAGAACAACTAGAAGCTGCGATAGATGATTTCGCAGGTAGGGAGCAATTAGATGTCAAACTATCTTGATGATTATGTGAGTGTGCAGGATCGCTTAAAGGAGTTCATAAATGCCTATCCGGACTATCGGATTAAAACGCACGTCTTGGAAGAATCGCTTACTCCTAATTGCGATGTCTATATTGTTAAGACTGAGTTATACCGGACTGAGGCTGACGCTGCGGCTTGGACAACTGGTCTATCGTCGGAATCAAAGCAGAAGCAATACGCCCTCGAATTGGCGGAAACTGGAAGTTTGGGACGCGCACTTAACCTCGCTGGGTACTTTGCTAAACCTAACCAAACGCCTAAGAAGCCAATTCAAACAACAAAGCCAGCTCTTGCTGAATTCGTCAAAGAGCAAAGACC